GTCGCTTGCTGAATATCAGGAGTTGATGTTTCAAACCACAGTAGGTCAGCATAAGGAGCATAAGCCAACCCACGTTGGATACAAGCATCAATGCCATTCTTGAACTTAAAGAATCCTTCTTCTGTTCTCTCGCGGATAATAAAATCACTATCAAGAGGGTCGTGATCTGACGTAATAAGAGTTGCCGCTTCTGCATCTGTCCTTGCCATAATAACTGTATCTACGCCAGCTACGTCTGCTGCTAATCTAGCTGCGTTTAGTGTGCGAATCATTTGACTGGTTGGTACTAATACTTTACCACCTAGATGCCCGCATTTCTTTTCACTTGCCAATTGATCCTCAAAGTGTACACCAGCAGCGCCAGCTTCAATCATGTGAGTCATCAATTCATATGCGTTTAATGCACCACCAAAACCAGCTTCTGCATCTGCAACAATAGGTAAGAAATAGTCTACATCTGACTTTCCTTCTGCCCAATCAATTTGATCTGCACGGCGGAAAGCATTGTTAATACCTTTCACAACTTGTGGTACACTGTTTACAGGATACAGACTTTGATCAGGATATGTGGTGTTGGCGGTGTTATTGGCTGCTGCTACTTGCCAACCTGACAGGTAGATTGCTTTCAATCCTGCCTTGGCGTGCTGTACAGCCTGTTGACCATTGTAAGCGCCTAATGTGTTAATATATGGCTCATTTTCTAGTAGAGTTCGTAGTTTTCCTGCGCCTATACGTGCTAAAGTATGATCTATTCTAATAGATCCCTGTAATTGTCGTACAGTATCAAATGAGTAATTTCTTTTTTTCATAAATTTCCTAGATTACACAACTGTCACAATCTTCTTGATTGGTATATTCTGCTTCTTCTACCGGCTTAGATTCAACTAGTTTATCAATGTTGATTTCGCCCTGCCCATCAAAGGTATTAAAGTAATACAATTGTTTTAGACCATACTTATAACATAATAATAAATGCTGTAGCATTTCACTCATGGGGATTTTTTCATCGTCGTAATACTGTGGATTGTAGGAAGTATTTACACTAATACCTTGATCGATATATTTTTGCAGCACTGCACACAATTTTAAATAGCCTTCTGGACTGATTTGATCCCATAATAATTCATAACGATTTTTTAATCTTTTATATTCCGGGACTACTTGTTTCAATTGTCCATGTTTAGAACCTTTAATTGACACATACGAACGCGGTGGCTCAATTCCATTAGTAGCGTTACTGATTTGCGCACTTGTCTCTGCTGGCATTAAGGCCATCAGTGTGGCATTGCGCTGACCTGTGCGCTGGACTTGTTCGCGTAGTGATTGCCAAGGCATGCGCTCTTGGTAGGGCACCAATTCATCCACATCTCGTTTTCTGGTATCAATAGGTAACACGCCTTTTGCACTCTTGAGATCTTGCCATCTAGTGCAAGCGCCTTGTTCTTCGGCAAGATCTGCAGAAGCCTTGATCAAATAATAAGACCATGCTTCTGCATACTCGTCTACCAATGCTAATGCTCTAGGATCACTATAACTGACATCATTCTTGGCCAAGAAGTAGGCGAAATTGATAATACCAATCCCTAGTGGTCTAAATTCTTCTGTGGCCAATCTTGCTGCTAGGATAGGATAGTTCTGATAACTTAATAGAGCATCTAATCCTCTTACTGCCAACCTGCACATTTTCTCGAAGTCATGTGGGCTTTTTACATTGCCCCAATTGATCGCTGATAGAGTACACAGGGCGATCCTACCATCCTCGTCGTTGACATCTCGTAACGGCACAGTTGGCAAATCAATTTCCGCGCAAAGATTACTCATCTTGATCGGTGCTACCTTTTCATCAAATGGACTGTGTGTATTGGCATGGTCCACGTTCTGAAGATAGATACGACCAGTATCCTTGCGTTCCTGCATGAATCTACTAAACAAGTCACTTGCTTTGAAGGTCTTCTTTCTAAGTTTGGTGTTACGCTCTGCTCGCTCATACAGCTCTTTGAATCGTTCTTGGTCATTGAAAAAAGCAGAGTACAGCTCAGGTACATCATGGGGACTAAAGCAGGTGATGTCATCACCTGTAATTAGTCTTTCATACATCAACTTGTTAAACTGCACACCATAGTCCATATGACGCACACGATTGTCTTCGGTTCCTTTGTTGTTCTTGAGAACAATTAGATCCTCAATCTCGTAGTGCCAGATTGGGTAGTACAATGTAGCGGCGCCATTACGGACACCGCCTTGACTACAACTCCTTGTTGCGCTTTGGAACAACTTGTAAAAAGGTATAACCCCGGTGTGGTAAGCATCTCCGTTTCGTATTGGGGAGCCAAGTGCTCGTATTCTACCTGCACCAATTCCAATTCCGGCTTTTTGACTAACATATTTGACAATGCTGGAAGTAGTGGCATTAATGCTATCCAGGCTATCATCAGTTTCGATGAGGACGCAGCTACTGAATTGTTTTTGTGGAGTTCGTACACCAGCCATAACAGGAGTAGGCAAGCTAACGTCGTGTAAACTAATAGCATCGTAATAATCCTTTACCCATTTCATGCGGGTGTCTTTTGGATAATTTTGAAATAGAGTTGCAGCAATCAAAATATATGCCACTTGTGGTGTTTCGTAAATGTTACCGGTAACACGATTCTGTACTAGATATTTCCCACGCCATTGTTCCATGGCAACGTAGGTAAAATTTTCATCTCTTTCGTGATGAACAAATGAATTTAGTCTAGTCCATTCTTCGTCAGTGTAGGCGTCTAATAGACCTTGATCATAAAAACCTGATTGCACATTTTTCCTAACTAAATCAATTAAGGCACAGGGAGTATAATCACCATACACTTGTTTTCTAAGATGATAGTTTATTAGCCTGCCGGCTACGTATTGATAATTAGGTGTTTCTTCACTTATTAAGTCAGCAGCTGACTTAATCAATGTTTCTTGAATGTCTGATGTTTTTATTCCATTGTAAAACTGTATATGACTTTTAATCTCTACTTCACTTGCGCTAACTCCGGTAATTGCTTCAGTAGCCCAAAATACAACCTTGTGTAACTTTTCTAAATCTAGCGATTCTCTATGTCCGTCTCTTTTAGTAACTTGAATTTGTGTCATTAACGCCTCTAGTATTTTTCTAATTGTAGATCCCTTGCTGTGTAACAACGGACTAGTTTCAATTCTTGATTAATGTGTTCTTTATTTACAATCTGATTGTCAAGTAAATTAAGAACATATTTCCCTTGACACAAATAAGCTATATGGTATTGATGCCTAGTTTTATTGTCATTATAAATTCTTAATTCTGGATCTAACGTGTGTCCGTGATTAGTTAAGTGTAAAGTATATATTATTCCCAGACATTTAGCAAGATCGCAATAGTAGTTTTCTTGTATTAACTGCCAAGGATCAGGCCAATTTTGTGGTTGTTGTGGATCAAGATAGTATGGAAGAAAGGGACATTTTGCCCAAAAATCATTTACCAAATTGAGGGCAGATTCTAAATCTGCGGAATTTAGGTCACTACGGAATTTTTTCCAAAATTCCAGACGTTGTCTAGACTCATTTTTGAACATTAAATAAATCGAATATTACTTAATTTTAAAGTAGCTGTTCCACTTGCAACACTTGCTAAAAAGGAAGTTGAATTAGCAAATAAATTGGCTCCAACACTAGTTGCTGTTTCAACATATTCATCATCAAACACTGATCCACTTAAATTGTTTGTTACTTTAAATACACCTCTTCGAACATCTGTTCCCTTAATAACTTCATAATTTGTGTGAACACCTACGTTAGAATATAGTGGAACAACTATTGGGCTAGTTGACAAACTAAACTGAAGTGTAGAAGATATTTGTAGATTACCAAAAAAAGCACCTGCAGTATTAATTAAATTTCCTGTCGTGTTTGTTTCGTTTACAAGCACACTCATACTGTTGCCAAAAAACAAAGGAGTTCGACCTGAGTCAACAAAGTTCCCGACTCCTACATACCCGGTGCTTGAACCAAGATGAACCGGTACGTTTGCTTGGGCAAAAAAACTGCTAGTTAATACACGCACAGAATTAACAGATGGCGAAGACATTACTAATCCGTTACCACCGCCAATAAATTCACAATTTTCAAAAGAAATTCTTGATGAAGTGCTGTTAGTGCTTAAAATAGCTACAAGGTTAGGATAATAAGGAGCTACAGAATTTGATTGAAATGCGCATGAACTTATTTGTATATTTGATGCGCTATCAACTTGAAAAACAGGCACAGTTGTTGCTAGATTAGAATTGAAAAAGGCCATGCCAACTATTTCAATTCCCTCAGGTAACAATGCTGAACTAGTTCCAATTAATGTTCCAGTTTGGAATGAACTGTCACATACATTTGCCACCGCTACATTACCATTAGTTCCTCTAATAATAGTGCTAGAAACACCATCGCCAACAAGTTTGGCAAAAGTAGGAATGTTAAGCGATGAAGAAACTAGATAGGTACCGCCAGGAAAGTATATAGTTCTTCTTGCTCTTGCCTCTGTAGGACTTACTGTTGATCTATAAATTTGCTGAATAGCACGATTTATTGCCGCAGTGTCATCGGTGCTATTGTCACCAACTGCTCCAAAATCTCTTACATTTACAAAATCATCTAATTTGTTTTGTACAGTTCTTACCGTTGGACTGATAGCACTAGCCCCAGTCTGTACTATATACCCAGCTGCGTTACCAAAAAAAGTATAATCAATAAGTTCAACATCACCAGTTATTGCAGCAATGTCGTACTCAGTTAATATTCTAGTTACACCAACTGTTGGCGCACCTTCTTCTATCGTTCCGTTACCAATATAAAGTTTTCTAGTGTCTAAACTCCAGCCTAATTCAGCTGAAGAAAGCTGAGGAAGATCTTGCTCTAAACCTCTGCGATGTTGAATTCTGCTTATCTGTGTAACGGCCATGCTAAATCCTCAATTATTGTGTATTTAGCTTGTTTGATAGTACTGTGCTACTCTACGCATCCACTGATCGCTCCAGTATTGAAAATCCTTGGGTTCTAGCACAAACTCCTGATATTCAGGCGTTGCGTGTTCATCAGCTGGTCGTACACACATGAGAATAACACCCGTGTTAATGTTTGTTCCATGTGTGTCGTTGTGAGCCGCAGCATATGCCGCAAGCTGTAGAAAATAATCGTTGATCCACTCACGCTTTTTAGGCTTGTTCGTTTGCTTAAAATCCATGATTGCAGGCTGTCCCTTCCAAAGCCCGACACAGTCAGTAGTACCAGCATACAGCCCAGAATAGTATAAAGGAACCTCGCAACCCCAATATTCATCAACATTGTCTAATCCTTTTAGAATTACTTCTGCCGCCATAAACCAACTTGGCTGTGCAAACGGATTGGTGGGGAAATCACCTATATCGTCATTTTTAACATAACGCTCAAGATAAGTGTGCATACGTGTGCCGCGATTGGCCGCTTCTGTTGTAATTTGCTGCGCTCGTTCATGACCCACACGATCTTTCCATTCGCGTAATTTTTGTTTTGCTTCTTCTGGTTTAGTTTTATCTAGTATTGTGGTTACACTTGGAACTCGAGACCCATCAGGCAGACAGTAATGTCGCTTGCCTTCTACCGTTGTACGATCAAGCGGCGCATAATTATATTTTGGAATTATCATTTAGACTCGGAAGCTTTCGCCGCAGCCGCAGCGGTCCTTCTCATTTGGATTTATAAATTCAAAACCCTCGTTCAGGCCCTGGCGTCTATAGTCCATGGTAAGACCGTTGACATAGGGATGATCTCTTCCATTTACCCACACAGTAACGCCATTGCTATTATACTTTATCCAATCTGTAGTATTAGGAGGAGTATCAACATATTCAAGTTTATAGGCCAAGCCAGAACAGCCGGTGGTGCGCACGCCAATCATTATGCCGTGTCCTTGGCCTCTTTTTGCTAAATGCTGTTGTACTTTTTTTGCGGCTAATTCAGTCAGTTCTATCATAATTTAGGCGTATACTAGTGGAAGATTTTTGCTTTCACGTTTATAGTAATTAAAGAAATTGATAAAATCTTTTTTATTTGTGTGTTTTGAAATTATGTTTAACAAAAAGTTGCTATTGCACCAATCTAAATTAGCTTCTACAAATTGAGACGCACTTACAATGTTTTCATTTCCATCTAAATCAATGGTAAAATAAAATTTATCTTTGTTTATCCAATTATCATATAAGTTTTCTACTAAACTTTTATAAATTTTAGATTCTAAAAATCTATTTACAACTTCTTCAACAACAAATTCACATCTTGTATTTTTTATTAACATAAGGCTGTAATAAATTCTTGTTAAAATAGTCATTCTTACAAAATCAATCTTGGTAAAACTAAAACAAGATGCTACTATATTTCCTCTTAGAAAAATTCCTGATTCATATCTTTCGGCTGTGGTGTAGTTAAATTTAAACTTGTCTTGATAATTTTTATCTAAGGCAGCAGGACTTGCTGGCAATAGTTCACTGATAAATGGTTGTAAAATTAATTTATGTTTACAAATCTCAGCTAATGTGTTTCTCCATGACTCTACTGTTTGTCCAGGTAAACCCTGTATAAGTTGAACTTTACAAATCATATTAGGAAAGTCACTATTAAGTTCTTCTATCATTGTTAGATGTTCATTCCATCCCACGTCAGGTCTATCTATATTATCTAGTACTGCCGGATTTATATCCTGCACTGATATAGTAAAGCCTCCGTAATAATGATTATTACCCGAAATCAAGTTTCCTTTACCCAAAAGTTTAAATATTTTTAAATTGTTTTCTTTCTTGAGTTTACTGTAATTTCCATCAACTTTGAAGTTTGCGTTTTCATTTATATTTTTTTCTACTAAGTAGGCAATCATTTCAATGTCTTCATCATATTGACCAACATTAGCATCTGCAAGATAAAGTTTATTCACTCCAAGCTCTTGAAATAAGTTAATTTCTTCTTTATAGGTTCCTTTACGTCTAGTTACTTTATTACTTAAACCACTATTCCAATCACAAAATGTACATGAATAAGGACAACCTCGTGTTAATTCATATGGCACAATTATTTCTATATTTTTTTCCTGCAAGGTGTTTATCATTGCAGTAAACATTTCTTTATTATGAAGAAATGGGCTTACTTTATGTTGTGGCACATATTTAAAATCTGCAATCTCTGTAATTTGTTTTTCTTTATTAAACCATGCTATATTTGATGTGTTAAATTTAATTAGTTTTATTTTATTAATAAGACTGATAATTATATCACTAAAAGACTGTTCTCCTGCTCCATAAATTGCATAATCAATAAAAGGAAATTTGTTAAAAAAATCTTGATTTATATTTGCATCTATACTAGGACCTCCGCATGCAATTTTAGTTGTAACAGGTATATGTGTTTTAACCCTTGACAACTGTTCCATTAAAAAAGTATGATTCCAAAGATAATGGCTTGTGCATAACAGATCTGGTTTTACTTCGTTGCAGTAATTAATTAAATCATTGTCGGATAGTTTTTCTTGTAGAGGAAGTAACCATTCCACTTTTTTGCCAATTTCTGGGTAAGTTATTTCTAAATGCGTTTTAAGATAGATTGAGGCAAGTCCAATAAAGAAAATGTTACTATTAGAGGTTAAACAATCATTTGCATGATAAAATAAAACTTTAAACACTATTCTTCTTTCGGTAATCCTCAAGTGCTGCTTTAATAGCATCTTCGGCTAGAATACTACAGTGAATTTTAACTGGCGGTAATGCAAGCTCTTCTGCAATTTCAGAATTCTTAATTGCGTCCGCCTCATCAAGACTTTTTCCCTTAAGCCAAGTTGTGACCAGCGACGACGATGCGATCGCCGAACCGCAACCGTATGTCTTAAATTTTGCATCGGTGATAATGTTGTTTTCTACAAAAATTTGTAATTGAAGAACATCTCCTCTAACCGCACGCTGGGGCACCGACTAAGCCGGTCCCAACGTGCGCATCCTCCTTATCCATTTTTCCTACATTTCTGGGGTTATTATAATGATCGAGCACAGCTTCACTATACGCCATATTTTCCTCCTGTTATTTGTTCAACTAATTCTAAGGACTGGTAAGTATCCCATTTTTTTCTATTATCTCTGCCTCGTATAAATTGTATATTTTTTTTACTTCCAAGTAAAGAAGGTTCAATACCTAAATCAAATCCTTGTTTGTGTGGAATTATATGATCCAATTGCCAATCATCTGGTCCTTTACCTCTGATAGGAACCCAATCACCATTTGACTGCATTTCTTTTAATGTTCTATACGTAGCATGTCTTACTTTACTTCTATATTTTTTTAGAGGATCAGTTGATGGCTTTTTTGATCTTAAATTATTTGATCTACCATCCTTATTAGGATTGTTTGTTAACATTCGTTGGCGAGCAATTTCATTAGGTAATCCTTTATTCCATCCCCAACCTTTGGATAAACCATTTGTATTTTGTTTTGCCTTTTGTTCCGCTGTAAGTTTTATTCCTTTGTTCCAAGGCTCGTATTCTCCCCTATTTAAAGGATTCTTGCAAGGTTGTGAACAATAATCAACATAACGAGGTTTTGTAATAAACTCATTATTGCAGAATAAACATTTTTTAGTTTTACCATACTTGTTTTTCATACAAGTATTTATAATAGGAGCGCCTGTATGTGACTTTTAAGATCTTTTAGCAAGTGCCGATTTGGCCATACTATCTACTGTACGCTCAGGAGGCGTTCTTTGGACTTCCTGTCCAAACTCAGCTGGTTGATCTGTATCATCTTCAAATGGTTGCAGATATACATATTTTACTCCTGACGAATCATCCTTGATATCTTTGATTAAGTTTTTGATATTGGGATTCGACTTGTAGGCGTCTATTAGATTATCCAAACTAAACTGAGCTTCTCCGGCACTTTGTACGAGATTAATCAAACTGTCAATTCTTATTCTTGGAACAATATGTGTGTCGTGTGCTCGATTGCGTAAAAATTCAAGCATGGTTAGCAAATTTGCATCACCACGCCCATCAGCTTCGTCTTCGAGAACCTCATCTACTACCTCTTCCAGGCCCTCTACAATAACTTCATTTACACGCATTAACGCTTCTCTCTACCTACTGCATTAGGACCAGCTGCTGCGTCAGTGGCTGCAAAGCTGTCTGTATCAATGTCACTGGTCATATCAGCTGCTGGTAATTGACCAGGCATACCACCAGAAACAGGTGCTGCACCCATACCCATCGGAGCTGCAACTTGTTCACCAGCTAAAGCTCTAGCAGCATTATCGGCTGTGCCTCTTGCCGTGCTCAATTGTGCAGACATTTCAGCTAATAATGGCTCAACAGATGCCTTGAATGCATCAGCCTGTTCCATGCCAATTTGATCACGGATAGTATCTAGCAGTGCAGGCATTTGCTCGTTTTGCATTTTGCTGACTTCTTCCAACATGTCCTGGATACTGTCAACCATGTCCTTGGCGGCTAGAATAGCTTGGCTCTTGCCCATTTCGCTTTCCATGATTAATTGCTGTTTATTTTCAACCATCCAGCGATGTAAGCCTTCGCGCACCATTAGCAGTTCCATATACTTAGGATTTTTTTCTGCTGCATGGACTCCGTGACTGTGTTTGATCTTGTCCAGGTTTTCTGTTAAACCTTGGGCCAGTACATAAGCTTTTGGAAAGTTCAAATTGTCATAATCAATCTTGACGCCAAAACGGCTTTCCATAACTTTGTTGATTTTTTTAGCGGAAGGCTTAACGCCCATTTCAGTTAATCTCATAGTGGTGTGTTCCCAAATTTTAAGTATTTAGCCGAAATTAAAGTTTTTTTCAAAATGTTATAAACTGATCGGCGCTGCATTCGTGCATCAGCACATCTATTTCGTGCTGTTTCTATTCTAAATTCATTTTTGGCATGTTGAATGATATGTTGATAAAAATCTATATCTTTATCCAGTTTGCCCAACAGCCGGTCGAGCTCTAGCAATTCAGCTGCTGAGGCATAATCTTTCATGGCTTTCAAACAATAAAGCACAGCGTTGCTCTTGGATACAAAATCGTGTAAATGTTGTCCGTCTTGTTGTTCCACACACCAGCAGCTGGCGTGTTTGCCCTGTATGCGGTATGGACCCACTAAAAACCCGTAGCGACCAATTGGTATTACTACGGGTTCATTGACATAAGTTTTTAGTTGTTTATCTGTCCACTCTTTGATGTATGTTGTGCTTACTGATGCAAATAGTTCTTGTGCCTGGCTAAATTCAGATTTTTTGTTTGTAGTAGATTTTACCATCTTCGTTTTTTCTAAATAAAACATCTTTGTTTACCAAATGATTTGCCACAATAAGTTGTCTAGGTGATAAATCTTCTCTGGCTATTTTTCTGCCACCTTCAAATTGACCTAATACATCAGCTTCTTCGTTGGTAATTGGTAATCTTATTTTATTTACAAGTTCTACTATCTTCATTATTATTTTAGGATAAGTTGTACAATGACCATAATTAAGCCTGTGAGCATGGCTACTCCAAAAGCCGTGCCTACTGTGATCAACTGCCCGCTACTTTTGTTGGTAGCTTCTGCTGCTGATTCTGATATCTTCGTGCGTATGATTATGATGTGTTCTTCCATCGTGGTCATGCGCTGTTCCAGTTTGTCTAGTTTGTCTTCCAATGCCTTGTATCTTTCGGCGCATAAATCCACATGCGCTTCAAGGCTGGCTCTTTCGCTTGCTGCCATCTTTTTCTTCCATATAAAATAAAGGGTTCTGTAGTGTTGTCCGGATTGTGTGCCATGAAAAAGGTGCCTTAAATGTGCCTGTGTTTAGACAATATTTAAGTTAATTCTACCTTTTATAAAATATATGTTTTTGATTGAGCCGTAAGGATAAAAAATTGGCAGCATGAATCTAGCTGTTTCTTCAAGTCCACAAATAATTGGTACTTGTGCAAATGCATCGTCTAGAGCACCAACAGAATCGTTGTCTTTTAAAAACACATCTTCATACTCTACGCCAAAACTAAAAACCCAACACCTTTGTTTGCCGTGATATATTTCCGGAAAAAGCGATGTGGAATCAACTTCGATATTTTCTACAATGTATGGACCATCAATGTGCTGAGGTTGAGCTTTGATGCCTATGCATTGCAAAACGGTTTCCCAGTTACGCTGTTGGTTTCTTTTTAGCTCATTGTCAACTGAGTGTCTGATAACACCCGTAGCCGTAATATCGACTAATGTTACACCTGTGTAAAAGTACATATAGATATTTATAGAATAAAAAAGGCAGAACCAGTCTGCCTTGATTTTTTTTGTTATGCTTAAGATTAAGCAACTACAAAACTGGTACCATTCGTTACAGTTGCACTACCAAGGTTCACTGAACCTTTTTTAGTGCCAATTGCCTGTAGTGCAGTTTGTAGAACACTAGCGTCTGGTGCATTTACACCGTCGCAGCATAGGCTGATTGCGCCCGAGGTTGCGTGTGCATAGTAAGCTAGTACAGGAGGGAAAGCTTGGATGATTGCTTCAAAAGCTTCATTAGCCGCGTCATCTTCTGCACTCAAGTTTACGCCTGCAGCCACAATATAAAATACTAAACTTTGACCAACTTCGGTATTTACAATACCATTCAATACACCAGTTAAACCTGCATAGTTGTAGCCTGCGCTACGATCAATTCCGATTGCCATTTTGTTTCTCCTAAAATTTTGCTTTCGCTTTAGATATTTATGGCGGTCATAAAAAAGCAGCCGAGGCTGCTTTTTTATTTTTGATTGTTAAAATTAATTAAGCAATCTTGATACCGTTTGTGGTTGTAACTGCTGCTGCACTCATGTTAACAACACCAAAAGCACCAATGTTTGAACCTAATGCTCGTACTGCTGTTTGTAGCTGTAGGTCAGACCCCCAACCGCTTCGTTCTACAATCACGCTTAACTGAACGTTAGCTGTGTTGTTGTCAACTTGATATGCTAAAATACTTGCGTTTGCTGCGATTGTCTTTAACAAAGTTTCAACTGCTGATGCCTTACCATCATTATTAGGACTGCCTAATTCAGCTGCTAGGTTACCTGTAACTGCAAGAACTTTGATTGCACTAATTGGACTTGCGATACCAGTGTTAATAATAACTGCATTAGCGTTTTGTGTAATGCTATCACCAACGTTTACAACTGCTTGTGAGTCACCGTGAACTCTTGTTACTCCGATTGCCATGTTGTTTCTCCTTAAACATTTGCGTTTTTAGCGCATGCAAATATTTATGCAGGTTTAGTAAAAACTACAATCTTCCTTGTACGTTTGCAGTAGAAAATACTCCGCGATTTACTAGTTTGATAAATCCGCTGGGTGTGTTAATCACAAACCCTTCACCTTTGGGCACATCGCCTACATATTGCTCTACACCGCCAACTTGAGGTTCTAATTGTTGCAAAATAGCCAGTTTAAGGGTATATATTGCCACATAAGCGGTGTCCATGGCCTCCATGATAGGTCTATTTTCTTCTGCTGCTACTAACTTAAGCTGTGGTGCTGTTAAATTGTTTTGTAACCAATTGGCATCAACTGCCTGTCCTGTATATTTTCTATTATAATAGGTCTGTAGTTTAGACACGGTTGATTGTGTAAGACTACCCAGAAATGCATCGCCGTTTACAGATGCAAAATTTTGCACCGCAGCTCTAGCTGCTCGTGTCTGCTGTACTGGCTCTTTCAACCTAAACTTAGTACCCATGTTACCTGTTAATATGGTAATGTTTTGATTGGTACCCTCCAAACCACCCAAGCCTTGCAATGATGTTTTGTTCTGTATTTCTGTGCCTTTGCTGGTTTTTTCAACATCTGTGCCATAGGTATGTACAGCTAAGCCAAACGGTCTTCCTTTAATTTCTTTACCAACAGCACTATTTGATTTTACACGATAAGTTACACCATAGGGATTGGCCTGAAAAACAAAATAACTTTGCTCTTCTGGTACAGGTGAAGTCCACATTACATCACCTTGCACAAATCCTTGAAAATTGTTGGGTACTATTGAAGCCACACTATCGAACATGGCAGCTAGTTTTTGTCCTACATCCATGTTTTTTTGATTCTGCGTAAAGAAGTTTACCAAGTCTTGGGCCGAAGTTACCTGGCCACCGGGCATGCCTATGTACTCTTTGTAGTTCATGGTAAACAAACCATCTGCTGGTCTGCGACCAAAGATAATGGCTGGACTACCATCCCATTTAATACTAACTAGATTTGGATTAGATACTGCCGATAACATACCATCGATAGCATCCATGGCCGCTTGACTGCCGTTAAGAATAAAATCTTCCGGATGTGGTGTTCTAATACCTTCTGTAAGTGTAGTAATAAATTCTAATAACATTAGGCAACTTTATCTGAATAGTTTCTAAACCAAGCAGCGGTGCCTGGTGTAGGTGCTGCTTCGGGCAATTCAATATCACTCTTGGCCAGTGTTTCTCTTGCAGCAGCGATCAATTGATCGTAGTTGGGTCTTTTGGCAATAGCATCCAGTATATCATCTGCGGTGTTTAGTTTGCCTACAGGAATACCAGTAATGTCACTTAATTTCTTTGAACTTTTGCCATCAGGTACTGTAGTATTAGTCACACGATCAACCAGACCATGTTTATAACTCCATTTCAGTCCTGGGTGCAGTACAGACACAATACTGGCCAAAATAACATGACGGCTCATACCGGTGAGTTTACTTTCTTCTGGTGCACCTGACATACTAAACGCTTGCCATCCAGGATCACCAAACATCAAGTCTGCTTGAACAAAGCCGTTTTTGGGATCACCTGCTATAGGTGCTCGTACATGTACACTGTCTCCAGATTTTTTGATATCCTTGGCATCAACACCAGCAGTCAGTAAAACTTTGATCAAGTCTTCTTTGGTTGTTTTTGTTTCGTCTACAGCTAGATCCAAGTCGCCCGATGAACTTTTACGGCCTGTGGTGCCTAACCAAGTTTCCATAGGAAACTTTATATTTGTTTTTGATTCTATCCATTCTATAGTGGTAGGCACATCATCACGGTTGATACGCTGTGTCAACGATTCTCCTGAAAGAGTTTTGAATATATTTCCTCCTTCTAGTAACCTATTTTGCACGTCTTGCTCCCTTTAGTTTAAAACCAGTTGTACCTTTTACAGTCACTGGTTCGATTTGACCAGCTGCATCAGCAAATCTTTCTAAAGCTTCATGTGAGCTACTAGGCATAACGGTACCAAATTCATCAGTCCATCTACCATCTGGGTATTTGTAAAATTTGGCATTGCCTTGTGGATTACTAACTGCCAAACGCTGTCCTTGTGGGGGAACATTAGAGTCATAATCACTTGATGCCTGTTGAGTTTGCGGTTGCATTATGGCTGCTCTAGCAGCCAAGCCTAAGTCTTTCTTTAATTTTTTGCTTTGTGCTATTTTTTGTGTCAATTCTGCCTTTTCTTTTTGAGCTGCTGTTGACCGTTTCCTTTGTTCTGGAGTTTTGTAAGCTTCTTCTCCTTCATCTCCTGGTAAGTCTCCAAATGCTTTATAGGCTCGTGCTTGTGCTTCTTTATCTGAAAGTCCACTGGTATTACTAGGTTGTTCAATATCCTGAAAAGCTTTGGGTTTGAGTCCACCTATTAAACCTTTGACAAACCCGGATCCGAATCCTTGTTCATTTATTATATCTTTAATTTTCACCGCGAAATCTCCTTACACCACGAGCAAATTTTGCAGGATCCTGCGCACGAATACTGTTAAGTAATCTACGCTCTAATTCTGCTGCTTGTTCGGCATCGTAATTTTCTTTAATGTAGTTTATCAAATTGATAGCACCCTGTATAACATGTCCGGCGCGACTTTCAACAAGATTCTCCCGATCTTTACTTACGGGCATGTGAGCTAGTTCATCTAAGATGCTACGGGTGCGCTTTTGCAAAATCTACTCCGTTATTTGATATTTATTCGGTTTTAGTTTTTAGACTTGCAAGCATTTGTTTTAATTTTGTACTGTCAACATTGGCTTGTACAGATTTTCCAAGCTCAAATCCAGGCTTAGGTTTTGCTGCGATCATTGGTGTGCTAGTGGTAGTTGATGCCTTGATTTGATCCATGATCTGACCGCTAGAACGGAATCCTTGACCACCATTTTCGCTCTGTGCATCCTCGCCTGGATCAGTAATACGCAGACTTTCAATATTGAACTCAAGATCTACTTTTTGTCCTACACCACTGCTACTGCGAGTTTTCATCAACTGTATTTGATATCTACCGCGCTCGCGCATGGCTCTACTTGTAAAAATGCCAAACACATTATCTGCTGTGTTAATTTTACTGATACCGCCCGAGATGTGACTGTGGTCAAATTCAATTTCTTCTACTGCGCTACGATTCAACTGCGATGCAGTAATCATCAGTATGTTGAATTCTCTTGCCAAGTTTCTAAGTTCTTCAGATACATATTTGTCTTTTACAAACAAGTCGCTAGGGCTAACTTTGGCACTTACTGGCATAACAAGATCCAAATAGTCAACCATGATAAAATCTGTCTTTTGACCTGTCTGTATTTCTAGTTCTTTGAGATAGGCACGAATATGATTCACATTGCTTTGTGCTGGCATGTATTTGATACGCAACTTGCCTGACTTTTTGCCTACCATGCGTATCTTCATTTCTAATGTGTCTAAGTCTCGGAAGATTTCTTTTGTGCTGCAATTGGCCACCATAGCATCCATACGCATGGCACACAATTCTTCACTGAGCTCCAGTGTAAGGAACACACCATTTAATCCTGCTGTGATCCAGTTAATTGCAATATTCTGCATAAACAAACTTTTACCTGAACCTGATCCACCAGCAAAGATATTGAGTTCGCCGCGATTCATACCGCCAAACAATCTTTGATCCATAGTAGGCCAACCTGTGCTCACTTGCCCGTTGTTAGATTTAATCTTCATTAATCTGGCTCTAGGATCTTCAAAATAATCCGTACCCATGTCTTTGGTAAGACTTATTTGCACAGCATCTTTGATCAATTTTTCAACAGGATCAAAATCGCCCTGTTCGATCATGTCTGCTGCTTTGAGAATTGCTCGCTCTAGTTCTTGTTTGCGACTAAATCCTTCAAACTCTGCCAAGAACCAATCATAGTGACCTTCTCTCAGATCAGGAACTTCTCTAAGTTCTATACTGGTAGCGGCCTGTATTTGTTCTCGAGTGGGCAGCGTTTTGTGATCGTCGCTGTGCTTCTTGATAAATCTAGCTGCTTCTCTCAGACTGCGATCAAAATTGTCTGCATTGTAAATGTTTTGCACACGCACGTATGTCTCTGCGTCTTGCAGCATCATTTCCAAGAATAATTTTTGTATATCTGCGGTGTAATTTTTCATTTACTTCCTGGCTCTGTAATTAAAATATTCATGTGTCAACATAAATTTGTTTTGGTTGATTGACTTTACATCTCATTTTGCAAATATCGTCGCATTTTGAATAATCTTTATGGATTTCTTGTACCCAATTTTTTAGATTAATGTTGATCATATCGTCTAATGTTGTTCCAATTATGCTCCAATGTTCACGATTCTTGTAATGTTTTGTTTTGTAGTAAACTTCTGGGAATCGTATCCAACCACAAGGATAAAAATAATGTTGAGCACAAATAGTGGTTCTGTGCATGTTAACACAATCAGGATCAATAGTTAAATCTTTAACTTCCTTATATTTACTTTGAAATATAGACTCTACATCAACATAATTTTGTGGCGGTATGAGTTTATTATCGCCAAATCTATGAGTCTTTGATGCTGTAAATGTTGCTCCTTTGCTTTCTGCAAAACTTTTAATTTCTTCTAGTCTGTTGTAATTAAAACTAAACACATTGGTTTCCCAAACAAGTTTAACATCTGATGCTGCTACTATATCAACAGCCATCATTATAGATTGCCAATCACTGTTAACTCTATACAAATGATTAGTGTCTTCGAGACCGTCAATTCCAAAAATAATGGCATCATCTTTACCAAGAATTGAACATAATTTTTTCCAAAATTTTTCTGTTTGGTAACTGCCGTTGGTTCTAATTTCAAAAGCAACTTTAGATCTAAATTTTTCTATTAAATCAAATAGTCTAGGATAATATATGCTATCTCCGCAATCCCCGCACAAACTTAAAACTTTTATTTTATTTCCGGTTTCACAATCAAGAAAATTAAATAATATATCAGGATCTATATCATAGTGTGTTATTGGTTTTTTAGAATATTTGGCTAATACTGTTCTAGAACAAGCAGGACATTTTAGTGTACATCTGGATGTAGTTTCAATCTGTAATACGTCATTACGCATATAATTTTTTCTTTTTTAATTCAATTTTAAGTCTACTAGTTTCACGAGCTGCTAGTATGCTTTTTAAAACAAATAACTTGCCATATTTTATCACAGCATCATTTATATCTTTGCATGTTTCCTGCCACACAGGAAAACTCACAGTCCAGCCTGCTTCTATAGCACGATCGACTAATTTGCGCCCGGCACGATCTGTATCAGGGACCACAACGACTTCACGCTGTAATCTATCTATTTGTTCAATCTGTGTGTCAGATATTTCTGAGCCACTAACTGCAATACCATCAATGCTCATAGCATCAAATGGTCCTTCACATACTA